ATGAGGCTGGCACACCATCACAGAACGCAGGTATCGAAGTTGAGCGTGGTACTGGGCAGAATAAAACACTTGTTTGGGATGAGTCTGTTGATAAGTGGACAGTAGGTTCGGAAGTTATTGTAGCAGGTGTTTTTGAAGGTAACTTTACAGGCGATGTTACAGGTGATGTTGGGGGTGATTTAACTGGTAATGTAACGGGTAATTTAACTGGTGATGTGACTGGTACTATACAAACAGCAGCACAACCTAATATCACATCTCTTGGCACACTTACTACTCTTACTGTAGATGATATTACCATTAACAGCAGTACAATCTCTGATGCGGCAACTCTTACGCTTGATGCTGGCTCTTCTATCAATTTAGACTCTGCTAGTGGTTCTGTAAAATTCATTGAAAGTGGCGCTATAAGAGGTTCTATAAACTTTGATCAAAGTAGCTATATAGATTTTCGATATGGTTCTGCAACAGAAATGCGGATGAGTGCCGAGGGTGTACGTGTCGCTAATGGTTTGTATGTAGGATCTACAGGAGGAACCCCTACAGATAACGACATATATGCTGAAGCAGATATTACCGCTAATAATGATCTCATAGCAGGTAATGACATTCTTATGACTGCAGGTGCATCTGACTGGAAGTTTGAGGTAGACGGGTCTAACCACCTTATAATATCTTATGGTGGTGTTAACAAAATGAAGTTAGACTCATCTGGTAACCTCACAGTAACAGGCAACGTAACAGCTTTTGGAACAATTTAATGGCTTTACAATCATCAGGATTAATTACCTTATATCAGGTACAGACTGAGTTTGGGGGCGCTAATCCCATAAGCATGTCTGAGTATTATCGTGGTGGTGCCTACACTACGACTAACAATACAGGTGTCCCTACAAGCGGTTCTATCTCTCTTAGTAATTTCTACGGCACAGTAGGTGAGTTTTCCTTTACAATATCATCTAACACTCAAGAAGCTAATCTTAGCACACTTGCTACTGCTGCAGGTTGGGATGGATCGGCCCCTTTGTTGGCTACCATAGCATCAGGTGTGTATGTCTGGTCAGATGATACAGCAAATCCTGGTCTACTGATAAACGTAGCAAACTGTACTGTTACAAACAATGGTTACATTATAGGGAAAGGCGGAAGCCAAGGAGGCGGCGGCAGCGGTGGACTAGGTGGAGATGGCGGTTCTGCTATTAATGTATCTGCATCAGGTGTTACTTTAGTCAACAGTAATGGAGCTTACATAGCAGGCGGCGGTGGTGCAGGTGGTGGCTCCAATGGCGGCGGTGGTGCAGGTGGTGGAGACTCTGCATCTCCTGTAGTAGGCGGCGCTGTAGGACAAGAGGGTGGAGACGGAGCTACTGCTGGCACTGGTGGAGGAGCAGGCGGCGGCGGTGGCGCTCTTGGCGAAACTGGAACATCAGGCGGCGGTGGAGGAGGGCGTATTCTTCCTGGCGTTGGTGGATCAGGCGCTGTCAGTAATCGTAATAGTGGTGGTAATGGTGGATCTGCAGGTAATGCGGGTGGTCAAGCCAGTACTGGATACTACCCTTACGTTGTCTCTGGCACAACTTATTACCTTGGCGCATCTGGCGGTGGTGGTGGCTGGGGTGCTGCAGGTGGTGCAGGTCGGAATCAAGTTAGCCCTAGTGTTGGTGATTTTACCACAAATGTTGGTGGTGCAGGTGGTGCAGCTATTTCAGGAACCTCTCCGTCTCTAACCAACAATGGCACTATATACGGCAGCACAGTATGACACAGATAACCTTGACAGCAGAAGAGCTAGAGGATATGCTAGACCGTGCAGCTAGGCGTGGTGCAAAGCAAGCTTTGTCTTCTATTGGTCTACACGATGAAACAGCTGCCAAAGACATCAACGAAATGCGGGATCTATTAGATGCATGGCGAGATACACGTAGAGGTATCTGGTCAACGCTTGTAAAAGTAACAACACTCGCAATTATAACATTCATAGCTGGTGCAGTATGGATGCAGTTAGGGAATAAGTAATTATGGCTAAGAAGTTTGCAGGGTTCACTCCAGAACAGATGGGTAAGATTATACCTGAAATGCAGGGTATGCAGGCTGATGAGCAAGCTGCGTATCTAGCGTCACAACCAGGTGCTGCTGCCCGTGTAGGTAAAATGGCAGCAGTTGCTCAGAAGCGCATTGGTATGGCAGAAGGTGGTTTGACTGTTAGCCCAGAAGATCGTCTAGCAGCACAGAAAAGAGGTTTTGCTACGGCAGGACAGCAGCAGATTTTTAATAACAATCAAAGGCAGAGACTACAGACGATGCAGCAGGGTTTAAAGCAAACACCTGAGTATTTGGCTATGCAGGATTATGTTGCTAATACAGCACCAAATGCATTAGACACTAATAAGGCAAAAGCTTTACAAGATGCATTTGAGGCTACTACTGGTTATATGGAATTTGAAAAGGCAAGTAGCTTACCTCCAGCACAATTAGGTATTCCAGGGCAGATGGGAAACGGCATGTCGCCACAGCAACCACAGCAAGTAGCACCTCATTCTCATACTATTGGTATGCATCGTGGTGGTTATGCTGAGGGTGGAGATGCTGGTGGTGGTATGGCTGAACTAGATGCAGCAAAGCAAAAGTTTGCAGATGCACAAGCGGCTCTGACAAAAGCACAACAAGACTTAGCTGCTAATCCTGAAGATAAAGCTCTTGCAGATGCCGTAGGTAAAGCACAAGCTGCTGTTACAACTGCTTCCTCAGAGATGGCTAATGCTACTTCAGCTTATAGCGCTGTAGAAGGTAAGTCAGCAAAAGAATTACAAGCACAAGCTTCAGGAGATGACCCTTCTCAATTAGTAACTGAAGGAACCGTAGCTAAGGTTAGCGAAGAAGATAAGGCTGCTGGTAAGATTGATGCTGGTACTGGTGATGCACCCGAAATAACTAAAGCTACACAGACAACAGCAGAGGCTGCTGATCCCGCATCTGCCCCTACCGTTACCCCAGCTGCTAAAGTTACTACCGCTACTGCTAAAGATGACGTACAGAAAGTACTAGATAATACGCAAGCTCAACAGGGTACAGTAAGCGATGAAGCTCAGGTTACAGCTGCCCAAGGAGATCCAACACAGCTATCTCAGCTAGGACTAGAAGCAGCACAAGGTGCAGCAACACAAGTAGAAGGTGCGCCTACACGTAAAGTACAAGAGCTAGAAATGATTTCAGGCTCTACTGTAGATCAGGCAGCTGTACAGCAAATCTATGGCACACAAAAGTTAGAAGCATCTACTGTATCAGGCGAGATGGATCGCTTGATGAAGGACTTTGATAGTGGTAAAACACCAACCTGGGCTGCAGGGGCTATGCGTAATGCTACAGCAAAGATGGCTGCTCGTGGGTTAGGCGCTTCCTCTATGGCTGGTATGGCTATTGTACAAGCCGCTATGGAGTCTGCAATGCCTATTGCGCAGATGGATGCGTCTAACAAGCAAGAGGTTGCTATGGAGTCGGCACGTCAACGTGCTAACTTTCTTAATCTGGAGTTCACACAAGACTTTGAAGCTAAAGTCAAGAACGCAGCTACAATTTCTGAGATAGCTAACCTTAACTTTAGTGCTCAACAGACGATAGCTCTTGAAAATGCTAAGATGGCTCAGACCATGAACCTGAGAAATCTGGATAACCGTCAAGCTAAAGTAATGGCTGATGCAGCTGCTATGTCACAGATGGATATGGAAAACCTAAGTAACCGTCAGGCTGCACAAGTTCAAAATGCTAAAGCCTTTCTGGAAATGGATATGGCTAACTTGGACAATAGACAGTCAACTGCTATATTTAAAGCACAAGAGATGAATGCTGTTTTGTTATCAGATGCTGCAGAAGAGAACGCCTCGCGTCAGTTTAATGCCTCGTCTCAGAACCAAATGGATCAGTTCTTCACTAAGTTGTCTAGTCAAGTTGAGCGTTTCAACGTAGAACAAAGCAACCAGCTTAATCGTTTCAATGCTGGTGAAGCAAATGCTGTCACGCAGTTTAATGCTACTCAACAAAATTTACGTGATCAGTTTAATTCAACTAATCAGCTTGTGATTGCTCAAGCTAATGCTCAATGGTTCCAAGCTACTACTACAGCAGAGACTGCTGCTCAGAACCAGGTAAACCGTGATTCAGCCATTGAAGCGAACAAGATGACAGAGACAGCTTACAATGCTGCTATACAGATGGAACGCGATACTATCAGCTATGCTTTTCGGGCTGCAGAGTCAGCAATGGAGCGTGAGATAGAACTTACACTACAAGGTATGCGTGACGAAATGAGCGAAGCGCAGATCCAAGCTGAGATTGACAAGGCGCGTGGTTCTGGCTGGGGAGCTATAGCTAACACAATAGCAGAAGCAGCGGCTAAATGGGCATTTTCATAGGATTTATTATAATGGCAGGCATGTTAAATTCAGATAACGAAGATAAGAAAGCTGCAATTGCTGATTTAAGCAATCTAGCAAGTATGTATGCACAAAATGACGTAGATAGTGGCGGCATAATGGGTGCACCTAAAGGTGACAACATTGATGCAGGAAGCTGGTGGTCCTGGCTGAATGGCACAACACGTCAAAAGACTGATGAGTACAAAGTACAAGCACAAGAAGATCTACAGGGTATGGATTTCTCTGGTGCTCCTGCAGGCTATCAAAGCAGCATGGAAGAAGACTTAGCTAAATTACTGCGTATGCGTGGTGAAGCTAACCCATTAGTACAAACATCTGTAGAACAGCTTATGGTTTCTGATGATCTAGCTGCACGTGAAGACTTACCAGCAGAAGAACTAAATGATGATGAGTACTTCTTACGTGCAGGTGAATTGCGTGAACCTCTAAGCCCAGCGCCTGTGGAAGATGACATACCCTCTACAGGATTGATGTCACCAGATCAAAGCGCTATTGAACAAGCTGTACAAGAAGCTGTGAGCCAAGTAGAGCCTGTTACAGAAGGCGAGAAAACTAAAAAGCTTGATGGCAAAGATGGTGATTTAACAGCTTCTTACGAAAATACGCTTGTTAAGGGTTTTGTTGACCTAATGGGAGAACGCGAAGGTACACAAGATCACACGGCCTCAGAAGGTCAATTCACTTATGCCTATGGTATTACACAAGCTACTGCTGATAGTTTAGGTATTAATCCTGATGACTACAATACGCGCAAAGAGTTTGCTGAAGCCGTATATTCTGAAATGTATGATGGTGCTAAAGAAGCATACCCTGATGTTTTTGAAGGCATGGGCGATCCTGATAATCGTAAAAACATACTATCCATGTATATCAATTTAGGCCGTTTACCTACAGGTGTTGAGACAGCCCTATCTGGTCCTAATAAAGACTTTGCAGCAGCAGGAAGATCTCTTACAAACGTAATACACTTTACGTCTAGAAAAGGCCCAAATAAAGGTAAAACATTTTCTTCTAAAGGTGTATCAAAACGTAGAGCAGAAGAGTATAATGACTTGATGGGGTCTAGTATTGTTGAAGTACAAGTACTTGGACCTAGAAGTAACCCTACTTTCAATTGGCTTGATTCAAGTGGTAATACAATAGAGTCTTATACCTCTAATAAACCTTTAAGTCCTGACAACAGCCTTAGAACAATTAGAGTAAATTAATGTTTGGCCTACCCCTAGAACTTATCACAATGCTATTCTCTACCGTGCTAGGTGGGGTCATGTCTATGATAGGGCAGAATGCTAAGAACAAAGCAGAGCAACAGAAGCTACTCATTGGTGCAGTAAACCAAGCCCGTGACCACGGTAAGACAGACACACACTTTGCGTGGACACGTAGGCTTATAGCACTATCTGCTATCTTTGCTATTATAGTCTTGCCAAAGGTAGTAGCTGTATGGTATCCTGATGTAAGCGTTATTGTAGGTTATACAGAAGTACATGGTGGTATAATCAACTGGATCTTTGGTGGCGATGGCACAGTTAAGTGGCAAGCAGCTAAAGGCTTCGTAATCACACCCTTAGACACACATATTGTATCGGCTATCGTAGGTCTCTACTTTGGCGCAGGCTTTACTAAATAGGACTTTAAAATGCCAGATTTATTTAACGGACCCATCCCTGGAGAGTCGCTCACATCTGAGCCAGGTAACTATCCTTGGGAGCAACCACCTCTTCATGCAGACCCTATGGATGCTCTAGAGTATCATATGGAGCAGCTTACAGATGAGAAGGTTACAGACAACGTACTAGGTATGATAGATATTGGTGTACCTCTCTCTATTGTATCTAAAACTATGTTAAGTTCTGCTATCATGAATGGTATTCACTCTGTAGATGTTAAGATGCTACTAGAGCCTGTCTTGGTTATGCAATTAAAAGCTATCGCAGAGGTAGCGGGTATTGACTACAAAGAAAGCATGGATGACTACAACGACAAAGATGAGATTGCTCGTATAAAAACACGGAAACGTATTGCTGCCAAACTTGATATTTCTTCTAAATTAAAAAGTAAGACTCGTGATAAGGGTGATATGCTTGAAGAGGATGTATCTGATATGCTCTTAGAGAAAGAGCCACAAGAAGATATGGCTATGCCACAACAAGAAGAAATGTCAGCAGAGCAACCGCCTGCAAACGGTATTATGTCTAAGGAGCAAATGTAATGGCTATCTCAGGTGCATTTGGTGCAGGTTTTGTACAAGGCTTCGGCCAGAGTATGCAGAAGAATGCTGAAAAGCGTTTTGAAAAGCAAGAACGATACGTAGACAACATGATGGAGAATGCTAGACGCTTTGCTCCAAAGTATGCACAAGACACAGCTACAGCTAATGCTACTATTGATATAATGAATGAGTTTCAGACTCGATATGACGTATCTAATGAAGAGTTTATTGCTTTAGCTCAAACACACGATATAGCTAAAGTATATGAGTCTATTCAAGTTGCGGAGCAGGGTCTGCGTGATGGTCAGAAGTTAGACGTTAAAGGTAATATCCTTTCAGCATTGAAGATACCTGAAGGTACTAAACTACCAGATGGTATGTCAGCAGAAGATGCTGTACGTGGTATGGTGCTTGGTTACGCTCAAAATGTAAACTCTCAACCTGATGATAACTCTGAGACACATAAAAATAGATCTTGGGCTAAGGCTATTTCTGACGTACTTGCATTAAACCCTCGTGCTTCTGCAGAGGAGCAGATAAAAGCTATGCGTGTTGCAGGCGTACCTGTACAACAACTACTACAGTATCAAGCTGCAGCTGGTGGATCATACAAGCCTCTTACTAATGTTTCTCGTACTGGTGTTATAGACTTTTCTAGTGACTATAAAGATACAGACTTTGAGTCCTCTGCAAGAACATATACTCGCACCATAAACAGTATTATAACAGGTAGTGAAGATATAGGTTCTTTACAAGCGGAATCTCTTCAAGCCCTTGTAAATAATCTTGGTGTGAGTAGCGGAGAAGAACTTTCTCAAATGACTACACGTGCAGGTGTATCCTTTGCTGATCTTGAGTTAGAATTAGCTAATACTGATATGCGCAAAATAAACAGAGATCGTGCGCTAAGTGCTCTAACAGCAGAGGTTAACACTAGTGCAGAGATAACGGCTCTTATGGAAGCTGTAGAGAGTGGTAAAGCTACCGCGCTAATCAATAAGTCTTATGCTGAACACGGCAAACTTACTGATAAGTATATAGCAGCCATACTTTCAAATACTGAACCTGAAGATGTTTCTGAAGATAGAGTTATGCCAGAAGACCCCACCCTCCCTCAAGACATGGACGCACCTGCTTCTGCTTTAGGGTTAACTTTAACAGTTCCAGGTGGAGATACTCAACCAGATAGTAGTTCTGATACATCAGAGGGTGATACTGATACACCTAATTTAGCTTCACCCCAAACACCTACGTCTCTTATGACACGTCCTGATGGACTGAGAGACAACCCTCTTAATGAACTTCGCTCCAAAGTCTATACTACAGGACCGCTTGAAGCATTTACTAACTGGATGAGTGCAGATGATGAAGAAGTTGCTCCAGAGGGGGATCTACTTACAACCATTAAGAACAATTCAGATGCCTCTGAAGAAGGTCCAGATGCTGAACCAAAAGAAGCCCCAAAAGAACCAGCTAACCTAGCAAGTTTCTTCACATCTGATGAAGGTAAGGGCATGTTTACTTACTTACTTCAGGAAGAAGAATTTACAAGTGAGGACTCTATAGAAGAAATTACTGATGCTGTAGCAGCCTGGTTTGAAGATAACCCCAAGGTCAACGTAGGTGCAGAGGTAACTGCACAGAAAGTGGCTTCAGTAGTAAAACGAGCTATGCAACGTCTAGAGCAGGATAACTAATGGCTGATACTACATACTACACACAAAAAAGTATGAAGAACAAAAAGGTATCTGACTTAAAGAATGATGATGCCTTTTTGAATGATGCTATAACCTTCTTAAAGAGTAGCCGTAAAGGCTATGATGATAAGACGCTATCTAAATACAATACAGATGATGTTGTAGCTGACGTACTAGAACACTTTCGTGTCATGAATACGAATGAAGTTACTATGGCAAAAGACTATTACTTCATGCAGAGTGACACTACTTCTGAGAAGGATCGCCAAGCGTATGCACGTCTTATGTATGCGTTTGACAATGCCAAGGGTGAAGGTATCTTGGATGGTGGCTTTGCAGCTGCAGGAGATTATGCACAAGGTGTAATGACAGCGCCATCTACTTACATATCAGCTGCTGCTATACCTCTGACAGCTGGGGCAGGTACAGCTGCTGTACAAGCGTCTAAACTTGGTACACAACAAGCCTTAAAAGCCTTCGCTAAAAGGCAGATCAAACGTGGTGCATTAACAGCAGCAATGGATGGTTCTGTAGCAGCAGCCTCTCAGTTAGGCATTGAGATTAACAAGCAGAAAGCTGGTAAGCTTATTGATGAAGACTATGACATCAGTGGTGCTAACATTGCAACTGCAGGTATTCTTGGTGGGGCTATTGGGGGTACAGCTTAT